AGCCTGGCCTTGAGTGGGGCTGACACTGTTGCTTTGAAAAACTGTGCCGATTCGATCATTGTGAACAACACCAGAGGTTTTCAGTTAGAAAATGAATTTAAATTTAAAACTTTAAAGAAACTCAATCACATCGATCTGATTGAAATTGCACCAGGCATGATGAGTTTGAAAATGTACGGCGGTCGGCTGCACTGCGAGACTTTGCAAGACTTGCCCTTTGAGCCGACCCACAGTGTGCAGCCTGGTGAGCGCGAGATATTGAGGTCTTATTGCATCAATGACCTAGCACTCACTCAAGCGCTTTATATGCACCTCTTGCCGCAGATTGATTTGAGAATCGAGATGGGCAACAAGTATGATTTTGATCTGAGGAGCAAGTCAGATGCACAGATCGCTGAGATGGTGATCTGCCAAGAAGTGTCAAAGATCTCTGGGGTTCCTGTAAAAAAACCCAATTTTACAACTGGTACAAATTTCTTCTACAGGGCCCCAGACTTCATCACCTTTGAGACGGTTGAACTGAAGTTTCTTTTAAATTCCCTGCAAGCAGACCCCTTTGTGGTGCTTGACTCGGGCAAGTTAAATGAGCCAGAGTGGCTTAAGAATCTTAGTTTGAAACTTGGTGACTCTACTTATACCTTGGGTGTCGGTGGCTTGCACTCTACTGAAGAGAGCACAGCCCACCTGGCTGACGATGACACGATCCTGGTGGACCGTGATGTCACCTCTTATTACCCAAATATTATTCTGAGCTGTGACCTGGCACCGGCACATCTTGGCAAAGCGTTTTTAAAAGTGTACAAGTCGATTGTTGAGCAGCGCATCGATGCCAAGCGCTCTGGTGACAAGGTCACAGATGCTGCACTCAAGGTTGTGATCAATGGATCGTTTGGGAAATTCGGCAGCAAGTACAGTGGCCTGTACAGCCCCGACCTCCTGATCCAAACAACGATCACGGGTCAACTGGCGCTCTTGATGCTCATCGAGCAGCTCGAGGCCCAAAGCATTGCTGTAATCTCGGCCAACACAGACGGCATTGTGATCAAGTGCCCACGATCAAAGTCTGAATTGATGCAAAACATTGTGTATGGGTGGGAAGTGATCACCGGCTTTGAGACCGATGAGACCGAGTACAAAGCTTTGTATAGCCGAGATGTGAACAACTACATTGCTCTGACCCCCAAAGGGTTCAAAGCCAAGGGTGCGTTTGCTTTGAACATTGGTGGTTTATTTAAGAACCCAACAAGTGAGATCAGCACCCAGGCCGTGATCAAGTACTTGCAAGACGGCACGCCGGTGGAGACAACGATTCAAGATTGCACAGACATTTGCAGATTCTTGAGTTTACGAAGTGTAAAGGGTGGTGCTTTGGACCAGAACAAGAAGTATTTGGGCAAAGCCATACGGTGGTACTACAGCACCCAAATCAATGATCCCATCACATACAAGATCAATGGGTATGTGGTGCCACGCACAGCCGGTGCAAGAGCCATGATGACGCTACCTGGTGCATTTCCAAGTGATGTGAATTTTGAGTGGTATATCAAAGAATCAAATGATATTTTAAAATCAATAGGAGCAACATATGAAATTCCTAAAACTGTTTGTGAGTTATCTCAAACGAGGTTGGACCTTGAAGAATTCTTTTAAAGAGGCATGGAGTAGAACTTATGCTGCGTGAATCTCAGATTGAGACTCAACTGATCAAGCGTGTGCGTGAGTGCGGGGGTGACACGCGCAAAGTCAAGTGGATTGGCCGCACTGGGGCACCTGATCGCTTTGTGATGCTGCCGACCAAGACCGTGTGGGTGGAACTCAAATACCCAGGCGTTAAGTGCAAGCCCCATCAACTGCGTGAACACGCAAGAATGCGCGGGTATTTGCAAACGGTGCTTGTGATTGACAGCTTTGAATTAATTGAAGAACTGGTTGCATGAAATGTTAGCAGCAAACATAAAAGGATTAAAGAAGTGAACTTTGAGTTTTTTAGCAAGCCTAGAACAATTCAAGATGCCGTCAATCACGGCATAACAAGAGACATGGTCTACAACAATGTCAAAAAAGGTTTACTGGTTAACTTAAAGCGCAAAGACGCATGGGGAAGAACTGTGCGTGGCAATGGATTATTCATTGTTCCGAATGCAACACCAACACAAATATCAACAGAACTTTTTGAAGTGTGGAAATGAAATTCATTCCTCGTCCATATCAAACCATGATCACTGAGCACATTATCAAGAATCCGCGCTGTGCCATCTGGGCCTCTATGGGCCTGGGTAAGACCACGGCCACGCTCAATGCCATCGATGTGCTGTCTCTCATTGACAAAGCGCCCACGCTTGTCCTAGCACCCTTAAGAGTGGCCAAGACGACCTGGGGGGATGAGGCCAAGAAGTGGGACCACTTCCACGGCCTAGAGGTTATCCAGATACTCGGCACCCTTGATCAACGAAAGATTGCAGCCAAGAGACGGGGGGAGATATTTACAACGAACTATGAAAACATTGAGTGGCTTGTCGCGTTCTGGGGTGATGCTTGGCCGTATAGGACGGTGGTGGCCGATGAGTCTACCAAACTCAAAGGGTTCAGGCTGAGACAAGGTGGCAAGAGAGCCAGGGCTCTTAGCGTCATGGCCCACACCCAGATTGATCGTTTTATATTACTCACAGGTACACCCTCTCCCAACGGCCTGATTGATCTGTGGGGCCAGATGTGGTTCTTGGATGCCGGGATGCGCCTGGGCCGTACCTTCAGCGCGTTTACCGATAGGTGGTTCACGACCAAGCGCAACGGGTTTGGCTTGACAGCACTGCCCCATGCCCAAAAAGAGATTGAAGAGAAACTCAAAGACTTGTGTCTCACGATTGACGGTGCTGACTTCTTTGATCTTGATCAGCCGATTGTCAACAACATCTATGTGCAGCTTCCAGACACGGCCAGGAAGATCTATAGGGATATGGAGAAAGAGATGTTTGCCAACTTGGGGGAGCATACGGTCGAGGCGTTTGGTGCTGCAGCCAGGACGATCAAGTGCTTGCAAATTGCCAATGGTGCGGCTTACATCGGTGAAGATACCAACAACTATGTTGAGCTGCACTCTGCAAAACTAGAGGCGCTTGAGTCCATTATTGAAGAGGCCAACGGGGCACCAGTGCTTGTGGCTTATCACTTCAAAAGTGATCTTGAAAGGCTTTTAAAAGCTTTCCCCAAGGCCAAGATATTGGACACCGATCCGAAGACCATTGCAAACTGGAATAAAGGGCTGATCTCTATTTTGTTTGCTCACCCGGCCTCAGCCGGACATGGCTTGAACCTTCAGGACGGTGGCAACATCTTGGTGTACTTTAGCCATTGGTGGGCGCTTGAACAGCGGATGCAGATCTTAGAGCGCATAGGCCCAGTGAGACAAATGCAAGCTGGGCATAAGCGCCCTGTTTATGTACACAATATTATTGCAAAGGGCACAGTAGATGAATTGGTGATCGAGCGCACGATCAGCAAGCGCGAGGTCCAAGACATCTTACTGGCTGCAATGAAGAGCAAGGTGAAATGATGGAAATATTTAACGACTTATTGACTGTAATGATTTTAAGCACTCTGATGATTTTCGGGGTGATGTGCGTGGCGATGCTTGTGCTTTGGATAATTAAATTTTGGGATTGAACATGGACAAAGACGCACCCAACTTCAGCGCTTGGTCGCTTGTCAATCTAAAAGATTTTGCAACCGAGGCATACATCCGGCTGCAGCACCAAGATGAAATGATCCAAGACTTGCGCTCGGATCAGAAACTATTACAAGAAACCTTAAGAAAATTAATCCTGGAGAACGACAAATGAATCAATCAGACATTCCAATTTTTGCTGCCGATCTCATGGTGCTGTTGAACATCAAGCACACCAACACCTTGAGACTAAAAATTAATGCGGGGCTAGTTCCTCCACCAGACGTTCGGTTAAATCAGAAGATGCGTTGGTGGTACCGTGAGAGCCTTGTGGCTGCGGGTCTTTTGAAAACAACCAATCAGCCCAATCCTGTAGAAGTTTAGTGCGTTGGGGCAAATACTGGGCGCGGTTGTAAGCACTGCGTACCACGTTGCCGGAGATATGTGCCAATTGCATCTCAATCACATCGGCATTGTATTCACGGTCATTTGCCCAGGTTGAGAAAAGAGAACGAAAGCCGTGACCGGTCATTTTTCCCGCATAACCAATTTTGTTAATCAATTGCAATACTACGCAAGGGCCTAATGGTTTGTCCAATTGTGTTGGATGAGGGAAAACATATTCATTACCGTTTTGACGGGCTTTCATGTGTTTAATAATAGCCAGAGCCTGGGTGCTTAAAAGCACAATGTGATCTTTTCTTTTCTTCATGTTTTCAGCCGGAATAACGGCTATGTTACCTTCAATGTGCGTAAATTTAAGCAACCTAGCCTCTTGTGTTCTAAGTGCTGTCAAACTCAAAAACCGAGTTAATTGTGCAGCCGTAGTTGCACCTTGCCCATCAAGTTTTTCCATGAAAGTATGAACTTCTTTTAAATCAAGGGCGGCATTTCCAACAGTAATTTTCTTAACAAAAACTCGATCTGACTTGATCAAAGCACAAGGATTTGAGCTGATGATGTCTTGTATTACGGCATACTCAAACACCTGGTTGCAATAAAGTTTTGCATTGCGAACTTGCGCTGCATAACCTTTTTGATCAAGTTTCATTAACATATCCAATATCATTTTGCGATCAATTGTCTGAATTGACTTGTCACCAATTTCAGGTGATATGTGGTTTTCCATTACTTTTTGTATGCTGTTGAAATAAAGTGTTGATAAGTCAAGCCGAGTGGCCCAGTACTTATCCCAAACTTTCCTGAAACTAACAGATTGAACAACTGGGACATGAACTGCTTTGAGCACAATTCCTTTACGCAAATTGATCTTAAATTCATTTAATTGCTGTCTGGCCTCGCGCAAAGGTAGTACCTCCAACCCCCCCAAAGAGGCGGTCTGAGGCTTGCCGTTGATCCGGTAAGCAATGCGCCAGAGTTTGCCGCCGGACGGTGTCACGGCCAAGTGCAGACCACCACCATCGAATAATTTATAAATTGACTTGCTAGGTTTTGCAGATTTGCATTTCGCGTCTGTAAGTTTGTGAATTGCCATAAAGCCCCCTTAATATTCATAACTACAAAAATAAATGTAGGCACTTTGAAAAAGTGCTCACAAAAGTACCCACAAATCTTTAGTTTTTTTTAGTTTATTTAATTTGCAATAGTTGCAAATAAATGTACATAGTTTATGTGGCTAAGTTAATTCTATAGGAGAAATAGAATAAGTGGTGCAAATTAATGCAAATAATTTCCAATAGTTTTCAATGGTTTTGTTGTGGACAGTCACGCTTAATGTGAGCATCCATGCGGGTTACAGCCCGATTGTACTTTAAAAGTGCCTACACAATGCCTACATATTTATTGTCAATTATTCGCAACAAACATCACTTATTTTCGTATTATTAAGCAAAATTCCTAGTTCCGGCCTTATCAATAATGAGCGCCTGGAGCCGTGGCTGACCCACCGGAGTGCTCGGAATGGCCACATGGGTCCACCTGTCAAACTCCCTAATCACCTGGTCAAAGGGGAGCTTGCTGTCGATCAGGGCACGGGTTACTTGGTCTGGGGTTAGACCAGGCACCCTGATGTCTGCTGCCAGGCCAAGTCGGTGAGCGCTTGAGTCACGGCTGCCACAGGCATCGTTCACGGCCTTGGAACGAAAGGCAGAATTGACCATAATTGGCCGGTCTCCAAGCACCGTTTTGACCACCTCCAAAAACTCAGCCAAGCGAAATAGGTTTTGAATTTCATTTTCATTAGGGGTGTTGTCAAACTCTCTGTGATCGGTGATGATCAGCTCCTCATAACTGAAGTGTGGGGATAGGTTCATTTGGTGGGGCTCGATTGGTGGAGAAGTTCGGATTTGGCTGCAGACCCGGCTGAAGAGCCGAAATAGTAAGAGATGATTCCGGTCCAAGCTGTTCCCAAAGACCCAAGCATCAGCATCAAGGCATCACTTACTTTGAAAGTTTCTAGCATCATGCCGACCAGAATCCCAAAGAATCCCAAGGTGACCAGGATGGCCAAAGCCGGTGGGATGAAACTCTTGGTGCTGATCTGCATCTCTCGGGCCGACTTCCGGTCATCTACAGCAAGCTTTGCAAAGTCAAGTCCGAGTTCTTGTGCCCTTGCCTTCAATGCAAGTTCGGCTTGTTGGATCGATGCAATCTGGTCAGCCGTGAGCTTGCCAGAAGAAATGGTCTCTTGGACTTTCTCGGCATCAATCCCCAGGGCTGAAGATATTGCGTTTACAGCAAGGCCGGCCAAGGGTCCACCCAACGCCGTGGCCAAAGTAGGTGCAATTGATTTAAGCCAATCCATTATTTCCCCTTGTTCTTAGACCAGACAAAATACATCATGCCCACCAACTCAATACACACAATCAAAACGGCGGCTGCGACAACGATCCGAACTTTGATCCGTTCAGCCTTGAGCTCACGCTTACGCTCGAGCTGCGCTTGATCCTTTTTTTTTGATTCTCTTCAAGCAGCCGTTCTTTACGCACGGCCTCTCTCATCAATGAAAAGTCCTTCCAAAGACCTCCGGCATCCATCTGATAGATCACCATCTCCCTCAGATCTGTCTCCATCTGCTGCAGCTCACGGGTCCTCATCACCCTGTTCATTGACTCTTCTTCAATCGTGGTTTTCTTACTTGGGTTTTTCTTGGACTCGATCTCAGCAACAGCCAGGCTGTCTTTATGTGTAAAGAACTTGCCCAAGGCACCGGTGATGTCACCCATGATGTTGGACAAGTCCTTGCCATCTGCTTTTAAATCTTTGTACAAACTCACCGCTTGGCTGATGGTCGAGTGTGCCGCCTTGCAAGCCATGAAAATGCTCACTGGGTCTAACATCAAAGACCTACCAACTTCTTGATGAACTCCGCAGCCACACCAGGTCCCAAGAGCACGGCCAAAATGATTGCATACAGCAAGTACTCAATCTTGGTCATGCGCTTTGAGCCGTCTTCAAAACACTTCTGAATGGCAGCATAGCGCTCGGCACAAATAGCTTCATGCACAGCCAAGCGTTTGTCAATGTCTGAATCAGGGTTCATGGTCTGAGCTTGTTGGTAGATTTAACATCGGGTGCCAAAGCATTAAATTTGATTGAGTCTTCAACACGCTTTGCCATCTCTCTAGTCCGCGCTGAATCAGCAAGAAAACTTGAACCTGGAAAATTAGTCTTTTCAAGCGCATCAAAGAATCGAACCATTCTTGAACCTGAACCTGAGTAATTGACGGCACCAGGTGGATTGACCAATGCATCTTTCACACTGTCTCTAAAATCAATAATCTGATCGCGCCCTTTATTGCCAAACATATAACTGAGCTTGCCCTCACGGTCCAAAGAATCAATACTTGTTTTAAGCTTGGCATAAGACAGCTCACCGTTGGCATTCTTGGTCATCTGATCCTTTAAATATTGAATCGTTTGACCTTGCAATTCGGAAAACGCTTGCCGACCTTCAGGTCCGGCTTTCTTTAAAAGTATTGCA